AGATGAAGTAGCAGCTTTTATGAAAAGTCAAGGTGTACCAGAAGATGTAATTTCAACAGTATACACAAAGATGGGTCTACCTTTTACTATGACTCCCGCTGCAGCCGCAACTGCCCCGGCGGCAAACACAGGATCAACAAGTGCTAATACTAGTGGTGCTGGTGCAGGCGCATTTAGTTCAATGGCAAATCAATTACCTAAATCAACTAATACATCATCTACTGGCGGCACAACTACAAATACATCAACTGGATTAACACATACAAGCAAAGCAGTTGCACCAACATCAGGTGGTGCAGGTGGGACAAGTAGTGTAGGCGGTATGTCACAACCATCACAGCCTAATAGTCCTAGTCAACAACAAGCAGTGGCTCGCACAGTAAGACAACAGATTGATGACATTATGCATACCATAATGACTCAACATAATGACGACCAACCATCATTAGTAAAATATTTGCGCCAACGTCTTGATAGTAGTTTTCCCGGTGATGCTACAAACGCAGCAGCACCAAAAAGAGCAGCACCTAAAAAAGCAGCACCTAAAAAAGCAGCGCCCAAAACAGCAGCACCTAAAGGCAAAAAACCTGACAACACAGTAGCGATGCCAAAACGTGAAAAATTCCGTATAGGCAAAGACGAAATCAAACCCGATAATCCCATGTATGATAAAATTAAGGCCGCTAGCGGGACAAATGAATCATTAGGATTAAACTATCCAGAAACATATGAACAAACTAATGATAAATTTAAAAGCAAAGGTCAACGTAGAGTTGCTGCACTAACCAATGAAGAAGAAAAACAACGTTTAGATCCTAAATGCTGGACTGGTTATAAAAAGCAAGGCACTAAGATGAAGGGTGGTACTAGAGTTAATAACTGTGTCCCAATAAAAGAATCAGCAATATTACAAGGCTTAAGAGGATAATTATGTTAACAGAAGATTTAAAAGTGTTATTGGCAAGTGTTAACTCATTATCCATCAAAGCACAAAACTTTCATTGGAATGTAGAGGGAGATAACTTCCCTCAATATCACGAATTCTTTGGCAACTTCTATGAAGAAATATACAGTTCAGTAGATAAAATTGCTGAATACATTCGTACATTAGACAGTTATAGTCCTGGCAGCTTAACACGCTATGCTGAATTAACTATCATTCAAGATCAACTTAAGATTCCACGTGCTGAATTAATGTTTGCTGAATTGTATGAAGATAATGCTAGAATGATTGATTTGCTTAATCATTGCTTTGCTTCTGCTACACAAGAAAATAAACAAGGTATCGCTAACTTTATTGCTGAAAGGTTAGATGCTCACGAAAAACATCAATGGATGGTTCGTAGTGTTCTAAAGAAAGCCCGTGCATAATGAGAGCAAGAGAGTTTTTATCTGAGTCCTATCGCTCGGGTATAAATGAAGAACTCAGGGTCGATGTGCCTAACGAAGAATGGTTACAAGACGCAATTGACTATGCTAAAAGTAAAAGTCCCGATCGCAATGGTCTACCTTACATGGGAAAGACCACTGCTACAGTTAGGAACGTTGTGGTTCCGGTCAGCATATTAAGACGGATACCAGGCATGCGTCAAGAGCAATCAAAGGTAAGACACCACGATCTTGCTGCTATTAGAAAAATTATGCACACTACAGGTAAACTGCCATTACACGGACATACTGGACAAGAATATAAACCTTTTATTAATGTAGCATATGATGGTAGTGCTTGGGTCAATGAAGGTAATCATAGGATCATGGCTGCGGCCGAACTTGGTTGGGAGTCATTGCCAGTGGAAATTTCATACTTTGACGGCGGTGAAAGAATCAAGTCAGGTCCAATGTATCCGGGTAAGATTGGGCTTGCAGAAGCAATGGATCAAGGAACTAGATGGACCGGTGATGAACCATATAGACAAACGGATTAAACCTACATGAAAAAATTATTAGCATTAACATTACTCGCAGTATCATTTACCGCATCAGCTTGGACACAACGAGCACCAAATCCACCTCAACAATGTCAAGTACACGCCCCATATGGATTCCCTCAAACGGCATTAGCGGTACAGCCCATTTGTCGTCAAGCATATCTAGTTGGTTATGATCCTGTCGCAAAATTACCAAAGTATGTAACATATGAACTTCTTCCGCAAAACGCACTAGGATGCGTGGGTAGAACAAATGCTTTTGCTGCTGATCAATCTATACCAAACGGACCTAAACCAGATGACTATGCGGGAACAGGCTACGATAAAGGACATATGAGCCCAGACGGTGATCTATCTTGGGATGTTCAAGTTGAGTTTGAAAGTTTCTTAATGACTAATATGGCTCCGCAAGCTGGTTCATTGAATCGTGGCATATGGAAATTGTTAGAAACAAGTGTGCGTGGTTGGGCAGTTCAACGCAATCAAAGTTACACAGTTTATGTTGGTGGAGTATATAATGCACAAGATAAGAAAATCGGCAACGGTGTTGTTGTTCCGCATGGTTATTATAAAATTGTTATCAATAATCAAACTAAAGAAATAGCAGGATGGGCATTCCCCCATGTTGCTCCTTATCCTAACTTAGGCAATGATTTATCTAAGTTTAGATTATCCGTAGTGCAGATTCAACAAGTAGCAGGTGTACATTTTGGATTCCCTCAGGGTGCTAAAGAATTGTCTCCGGGCCAAGAATGGCCAGTTGACTTTGGTGCTCTTACAAAAGCTAAGAGAGCCAAGTGTGGTAAGGATGATGATTAATATTAACACCAATATATCATACTAAATATCAGTATGAACATCACAAAATTAGGCAAACTCGTGGGCGATTGGAGTAATATCAATGATACTTTACTTCAACAAATAAGCAATCTATTCAAACTTAGAGATTGTAATATTAATTTGGATATACAAAAACCAAATAAAGTAACCCCTTTCATTAAAGACAACTTAGAACATTATAATTTGGATAATCCCTTTACTATTAAAAGAATCTGTATTCATTTAACAGATTGGGAACCGGGGCATTTCTATTGCTTTGACAAAGACATTCATACTGGATGGAGCGCAGGGGATGTGTATAGTGTTGATTGGCACAAAACTTCTTATGCTAGTGCAAATGCAGGAGCTTCTGATAGAATCATACTACAACTAACTGGAATAGTATCAGAAGAATCCAATGAATTCTTAGCACGATTAAAAAGATTTGATACATACACCATGGAACTTAAAGAAAGTTCTTGGTAAGAACACACCTTAGGGCCGTGTGGCCGGCTGCTGGCCAACGAATAGGAATCGCTACCCATTTAGTTCGTTAAAGTGAGCATATTTGATAAATACATAATGCTTACCGAACACATCATTATTGAATCCGCAGCAATTGAATTAGCGAAAAGATTGCCGTCATTAGAAAAACATGACTACAATACCATTGACAAATTGATGCAGGATATCGCTAGTAAACACCGTATTACTGGTAAAGCATTACATGACTTGTTTGTACATAAATTTAGAAAATCACCTGATGATTGGGTTAAAAGTAAATTAGATGAACAAGATAGTGAAACAGACTTCTTAGCAGATAACCCAATAATGCAAAAATTCATTAAATGGGCAAGTCAAAAACTTAATCTTCAATCTACACCCAAATTTGAATTCAGTTACAATACTGAAGAAGCACAGGCAGGTCATCATACTGGTCGTCATTCCGAAAACGACAATAGCGTTTGGGTATACGTTGCTAATCGTAATATGGTTGATATTATGCGTACCGTTTTTCATGAATTGGTTCATGTCCGTCAAGGAGAATTGGGTATGATTAAACCAGGTGACAGTTATCCTGGTAGCCCAATTGAAATGCTAGCAGATATGGGTGCGGGCAAATACATGAAAGTATTTGGCAAAGATCATCCAGAAATCTTTCAATAAAATACATTCTATGCTATAATGCATAGATGCTTAAACTACTCTTTCCATTACCAAAAGATATTGTTGTCGCACTTAGCGGAGGCGTTGACTCTGTTGCTATTACAGATTTCCTTTCTCAAAAACACAATGTAACTTGTGCTTTCTTCCATCATGGAACAGAGAATAGCGAACGTGCATTAGAATTCGTTGCACACTTCTGTACCGAACGCAATCTTCCACTTATGATTGGGATGATTAAAAATAGTAAACCCAAAGAACTCAGCACAGAAGAACATTGGCGTAATGAACGCTATGACTTCTTAGATAGTTTTGGTAATTCATTAGGACCAATCATTACTGGTCATCATTTAGATGACTGTGTAGAAACATATGTCTGGTCATCACTTCACGGACAACCAAAAGTTATCCCATCAAAACGAAACAATGTTGTACGTCCGTTTCTAACAACAAATAAAAGTGAATTCACTAATTGGTGCAAACGTAAATCTATTGATTGGTGTCACGACAATAGTAACGATGGCACAAAATATATGCGTAACTATGTAAGAACACATCTAATGCCACACGCATTACATATTAACCCAGGCCTGCACACTGTGGTTAAAAAGATTGTAGAAAATAAGCAAAATGTTTGACTTTTCTACACAAGGCATGTATACTAATTACTTTAACAAGGAGAAACTATGAGTAAAATGTTTACTGGAGAGCAAAAGATTAAGTTGACTCAACTTATCAACGAGGGCATGGTAGTCCTACATGAAATCGATACCCTACGTGAGGGGCTAAGTGATACTGTGAAGGCTATCGCAGAAGAACTGGATGTAAAGCCGGGGATTCTTAAGAAGGCAATATCTGTTGCACACAAAGCAAGTCTTGGTCAAACAAATGCTGACCACGAGGAATTAAATACTATCCTTGAGACAGTGGGTAAAACAATTTGAGTTACGTGGATGCGGTTCATTCTAGGGATGACGATAGAATTTTTGTAGTTGAACGAGACCAGAACGGAAAGCGTCAATACAAAGAATATCCCACAAACTATGTACTCTACTATCCCGATCATAAGGGAAAGTATCGCAGTATATACGGTGACCCTGTAAATCGTTTCAGTACACGCAAACGACAAGAGTTTGAAAAAGAACGCAGAATTCATTCAGGTAAGAAATTATTTGAAAGCGATGTGCCAGTAGTGTTTCGCTGCCTTAGTGAAAACTATCTTAAGGCAGACGTTCCTAAACTACATACATGCTTCTTTGACATTGAGGTAGACTTTGATCCTGAGAAGGGTTTCAGTCCTACAACTGATCCATTCAATCCAGTTACTGCTATCTCATTGTATTTAGATTGGCAAGATACATTGGTTACATTGGTCATTGCTCCCAAGCATATGTCACCAGAGACAGCACAGGAAATATGTAATGAGTTTAATAATTGTATGCTTTTCACTAATGAAAAGGATATGTTTGATGTTTTCTTTCAACTCATTGAAGATGCTGATGTAATGACTGGCTGGAATTCTGAAGGATACGACATACCTTACATGGTTAATCGTGTCACAAGAGTAATGAGTAAGGATGACACACGCAAGTTTTGCTTGATGGGTCAACTTCCTAAGCCAAGAGAGTACGAAAGATTTGGCAAAAGTGAAACTACATACGACTTAGTAGGTCGTATTCACATGGACTATTTGCAACTCTACAAGAAATACAACTATGAATCACGACATTCATATAAGTTAGATGCTATTGGTGAGATGGAAGTAGGCGAGAACAAAACTCAATATGAAGGTACGCTCGACCAGTTGTATAACAAAGACTTTAAAAAGTTTATTGAATACAATAGACAAGATACCGTGCTGTTAGTGAAGATCCACAACAAACTCAAATTCTTAGAACTTGCTAATCAATTGGCGCATGAGAACACAGTACTGCTTCCAACAGTAATGGGTTCTGTAGCAATGATTGAAATGGCAATTTTTAATGAAGCCCACGAACGTGGATTAGTAGTGCCAGACAAAAAAAGAAGGAATGAAAATGCAGAAGAAACAACGCCAGCAGCAGGTGCCTTCGTTGCTACGCCGAAAAGAGGTATGCACGAATACGTCGGAGCAGTTGACATTAACTCGCTCTATCCCTCGGTTATTCGTAGCCTCAACATGGCAGGAGAAACCATTATTGGTCAAGTCCGTCAGACATTAACTGACAAATATATGCTTGACAAAGGCAAGCAACTTGCTAGCCTTAAGAAGCGTTTCAAAGAAGGCGACGATGACGTTACTGGTGCTATTCTATGGGAAAACTTGTTTGGTGTATTAGAATACACATCAATTATGAATCAAGAACGTGGCACAATTCTTACTATAGATTACGAAGATGGTCGTAGTGAGGAATATAGTGCCGCTGAAATATGGAAGATGATCTTTGATAGCAATCGCCCATGGATGCTCTCTGCTAATGGTACTATCTTTACTTACGAAAAAGAGGGCGTAGTTCCAGGACTATTGTCTCGCTGGTACTCAGATCGTAAAGTAATGCAGAAGAAACTTAAAGAATCTACTACTGATGAAGATAGAGACTACTGGGATAAGCGTCAACTTGTTCGTAAGATTTTGTTGAACTCGGCGTATGGCGCACTATTGAACGAACATTGTAGATTCTATGACAAACGTATCGGTCAAAGTGTTACACTAAGTGGTCGTCAGATTGTTAAACATATGATGAGTACCATCAATGAAACAGTTACTGGTGATTATAACCATGAAGGCCCTGCAATTGTGTATGGTGATACTGACTCCTGTTACTTTACCGCGTATCCCATTCTCAATTCGCAAATAGCAAACGGTGATATTAAATGGGATAAAGAAAACTGTATCACATTGTATGATGGTATTGCTGACCAAGCAAACGAATCATTCCCTGCATTCATGGAAAAAGCATTTCATGCTCCAAGAAAGAATGGCGCAATCATTAAAGCTGGTCGTGAATTGATCGGTGATCGTGCTATCTTTATCACAAAGAAACGCTATGCTATCAATATCTTTGATAAAGAGGGTAAGCGTAAAGATACAAACGGTAAAAACGGTGATATCAAAGCAATGGGTCTTGACTTGAAACGTGCTGATACTCCTAAATACATTCAAGAATTCTTAATGGATGTACTTACTAAGGTCCTCGCTGGTGAGCAACGTGATAAAGTTATTGAAATGGTTAAAGAATTCAAAACTAAACTATCTGAACAAGATAGTTGGACAAAGGGTAGCCCAAAGAGTGTTAATAACTTAACTAAGCACACTATTGAATTTGAAAAGACTGGTAAGTGTGGTGTGGGTCATGCAAGAGCAGCAATTAACTGGAACTATCTACGCAGAGTATACGGTGACAACTATAGCCAAAAGATTATAGATGGCATGAAGATTGTGGTGTGTAAACTCAAAGATAACGCATTGGGTTTCACTAGTATTGCATATCCAGTAGATGAATTGAGATTGCCAACATGGTTCAAAGAATTACCATTTGATGATTTACTAATGGAATCAACATTGGTGGATGAAAAGATTGACAACTTACTTGGTGTATTAGATTGGGATATCAGAAGCAATACAGATGTTAACTCAATGTTTGATGAACTATTCACATTCGGTTAAACTGGTGTTGACTATCGCAATATATTCCATTATAATACGTGATAGGAACTCCTAAATATTTTAAACAAAGGAAACAAAATGAAAGATTATTTAAAAGACTTAATTGACCATACTCTTGGTCTTGGCACTATTGAACTTATTAAGGTCACTGGTACAGATACTGTAACTGCAATCAATGCAGTAGCAGAAAACAAAAGTGTTATCATTAGTGGTACATTCAAAGACCCGATCGCCGACTTCATTGGTGTATTCGGTATGCCTAACTTGAACAAACTCAAAACAATTATTGGGTTTGATGAATATGATGAAACATCTAAAATCAATGTTGTTCGTACTCAACGTGATGGTGTAGATGTGCCGTCTACTATTCACTTTGAAACAAAGACTGGAGACTTTATTAACGATTATCGTCTTATGCTTAAAAGCGTAGTTGATGAAAAAGTTAAGAGTGTATCATTCAAGGGTGCTAAGTGGAATGTTGAATTTGAGCCTACAGTTGCTGGTATTCAACGGCTTAAGAAGCAAGCACAAGCAAACAGTGAAGAAGAACATTTTGTGTTCAAAACTGATGGTAGTGATTTGAAAGTATTCTTTGGTGATGCGTCAACACACAGTGGTAACTTTGTATTCAACACCCCAGTAACTGGCACACTAGCTGGTACACACAAGTGGCCTGTTAAAGAATTCTTGAGTATCATGGATCTAGTTGGTGACAAGACAGTAAAGATTAGTGAACAAGGTGCGACTGAAATCACAGTTAATAGTGGTATCGCAACTTATGTTTACTTATTGCCAGCTAATAAGAAATGATCAAGAACATTTCTAGTTCCGGTAAGTACATAAATGTAATTGGTGAATCTGTTGCCAATTACATTAATAATTATTCAGGGGCGCAAGGTGTCGGCAATATAAGATTCAATACAGTTAATCAAAGTATGGAAGTGTATGACGGTAATGGTTGGATACTACTTCAGATGGGACACGTTAATGTAGGGCTAAATGCTGAAGCAGAATCAATACTTGATTGGGCTAAAAAGAAGCGTGATGAAGAAACAGAAATTGATTTATTAGCTGCGGCCAATCCCACTGTCAAAAATTTACTTG